AGATGCCTACCCCGAGCGCTGCGAGGCAATCATGCAGCGTATGGATGATGAGCTGGACTTGCTAGGCATTCACTGGCATCAGCTGCAGTACACCTGCGGTCAGATCATCGAGCGTGAAAGCGAGGTGGCAGCATGAGTTACACAGAAGAGCTGTTTTGGATTTGGATGGATTTGTGCGACCAACATCACGAAGCTTGCAGCAGAGCATGGCGAGACGTTGACACACCTAGCGACAACTGCTGCGAAAAAGAGCACTTACAGGATTTGCTTTTCCTGGCTCGGAAATACATACAGGAGGCAGCAGCATGACATACGAGCAAGCAATGAGCGGCGAGACCATCACCCGTCGCCAGGCATTCGCAGAGGTCGAGCAGCACGGCATCGACATAATGGAGTTCATCGAGGATTGCGGAGACTCCGCGCACTACAACTCAAGGGAGGTTTTAGAATGGCTCGGTTACTAAGCCTGCGAGAGCAAGAGCTGCAGATCAAGATAGCACGCGCAGCGATTGCCGATAGCCTGGGACAAGACAAGCCAGCCGAGGCGCAACACGATCTCGGCTTTACCCACTGCCACACCTGCGGCTTCGAGATATTCGACTGTGAGTGCCCCGAACAAATAGACCTGGAGGATTTGATCTAATGAGACGATGGCTAACCGATACTGAAATCTCAGCTATGGCGCATGCCTGGCTGAATACTTTTGAGTTTACCGGCGATGAGCTGGCAGCTTCACGCGCTGCTAGTGAGTATTGCCTGGAAGAGCTGCGCATTAGGCCTACTGATCAGCAGATAGGCTACGCCAGGAAACTAGGGCGCGTGCTCTGGAATGAAACAGTTATCCAGGTGAAGCGGGAGGTGATGCAATGACTAAACGAGCCTATCGGGTAACGCTTACCCAGGTTAGCAACAGACTCACGCGCTCGATTCACTACGTCGAGGCCGAGAGTCACAACGAAGCAGGCCAGGCTGCGCTACTCAGTCGCTTTCAGTCAGACATGATCGAGGGCCGGTTCCACCAATGGGCGCCGGTGGTCATCAAACCGATAAGGGTTAATCAGTGAGGCATAAATTAAGCATTGACCAGGTCGCGCATGCTTTCGAGCTGCACGGCCTTTCTGTTTCTTATGAGTGGATAGCCCAAGACCTGGGCGTTAGCGTCACCTGTTTGCGTCGCTATATGCGGGGCGCAGAGCGCTATGGCTTTTCCTTTTGGGATACTTACCGACTAGCTAATGCTTAGCATTGCTAAGCTATAGCTTTAAGCTAATGCTTAGCATCGCTTAGCTTAAGACTATTTAGTTTATCTAAGTTAATTAGCTATTGCTTAGCATTGCTTAGCTTATGCTGTCTGTTTATCGCAAGCGAAGCGTAACGACCAGGCAAAAAGCTGTCAAGCCCTAGCAGCCAATTAATTTTCTAATGCCCTGCCGCTGCCGGCGCACTCCCCGCATATTTTGAGAGTCTGCACGTTCCGGTAGCCTTGGGGCAGCTCGACTGTTTCCTCTTCTTCTAAGAAAAAGCCTAGCCCATTACACGACAGGCATTCTTCCCAGCCAAACGCTTTGATGATGGGGTCACCATCGGTAGATTTATCTAACATTTAAAGTCCTCCAGTAAACTATTTGAGTAGTCACTTTCTTGAATAGCCACGAGAGGCCGCAGAACGTCCCTCACAGCACGAACACTGTTACAGCAGTACCAGTACATACCCAGCCCATGAAATCGCTCAGAGAGTGCTTTCTGGGCCTCAGAGAGCCTGCCGCCTTTTGTACGCTTCAACTCCAGGAAGATGGGGCGCGGCTCAAACGATGGGTAAAACGCCTGGTCAGGCAGGAATAGTTCGAGGTCAGGCCAGCCCGATTGGGTGCCCATCCTCTTTAACTTTGTCTTGAAATTGATGTGCCGCTTGCCCTCATTGGGGGAGTGATGGATCAAAGTTTCAGGGGGCAGAACGGCATTGAGCCACTTGATGACTCGAAGGTGTACCTGGTCCTCAGTCTCGCCGGAGGTAGAAGTCGTTCGGTTGGACGCTGCCATCAGTAAGCCTATAGATTGCTTCCATGTAGGGCGGCTTGGGTATCATCCGATCCTTATCGTCAATATCCCGACACCACCGTGACACGACGCTCGCATGAGATGCACCTAACAATTTAGCCAGCTTCCCGTAGCTCAATTTCTTACGGACTCGCCATTGCTCTAGTGTCATCATCGTTACGCCTCACGTCATGCTATGGGGCGGACGATAAAGGGCTTGACGCATTGAGTCAATAGATATAACGTACCGTTTAATGCCAATACAGGCAGAAATAAGACACGGGAGGCAGTATGTATAGAAATATTTATGAGCATTACTTCAGTGCTAAATGCCCAGTTAACGGAGACATGATCGACTATCACCTAACAATCGAATCTTCTGAAATGATTGAAGTCGAGAAGATTGTGGATGCGACCGATGATCTTCAAGAGGGCTACCATGAAATTTTCGCTGATCAGTTGATAGCACTACTTGGTGGCTTTCAGATAATCACAGCCCATCATCATGGTGTAGACATCAAGACCATGCGAGAGAAAAGCTAGTGATTCACTACCACGGCGGCCCGATTACGCCAGACACTTGTGCAATCAAAGCCTGGAAAGGCCGCCATGCTTTTATAAGTTTCGCTAGGCCAGACCAGCTCGGACTCGCCACGGAAATTTGTCAATCCTTTGGGCTAGACAATGGGGCGTTTACCTTTTGGAAAACCGGGGAATCTATTGACTGGTCAGGTTATTATGAATTTGTTGATCGCTGGAAAAATCACCCACGTTTTGACTTTGCAATTATCCCCGATGTAATTGATGGCGGTTGCCAAGCTAACGATGAATTGCTGGCAGCCTGGCCTCATGGTAATCATATTGGAGTGCCGGTTTGGCATATGAACGAGCCAGAAGACAGGTTCATTCGGTTATGCAATACCTATCCACGGGTCGCTGTCGGATCATGCGGCGAATATGATGTGCGAAATCCAAGCAAGTGCGTCAGCAGGATGAAGGATGTCATACGCCATATCACTGATAGGCATGGCCAACCTATTGCAAAGCTGCATGGTCTTAGAATGTTGAACAAAGCAGTGTTTCGACACCTTCCATTATCAAGCGCAGACTCAACAAATCTAGCAAGAAATATTGGCATTGATAGCAAGTGGTGCGGGGCATACAGCCCCAAATCAAAAGAGACTCGGGCAAGCATTCTCGCCGAGAGAATAGAATCTACTAACTCAGCCAGTGCGCTGCATTGGGATGAGGCGAACGACAAGGTAGATATACAACTATCTTTTAATATATAGGAGGCAGTATGGAGTTATTACCAACGCCAGATTGGGCGCTACGGCACCACTATTACTGGCATTCAAACCCGCGCAGTAAAACGCGGAGCAAAACCCTGTTTGACAAGTGCATCATCAGGCCAAAGCTGAATGAGGCATGGCAAATCACCAAGTCAGATTGGGCAACACCCGAAGATGTGGAGGATGCCTGGACTACTATCCGCAGGTTAGATGGGAAGTACAACGGATCGTCTAACGCTAACATGGAGTGCGGCAAGCTAGTGCAGCAGGCTGTGGACCTCGCAATCTTTGCGGACATGGATCTCGAAGAGTGCAAGGCTTGGGCGTACAAAGAGTTTCACGAGAAGTATCTGCATCGAGCCTGGGATGATGGCACCGACGAAGAGAAGTGCGATCAATACCTTGATGAGATAGAGCCGGTGATTGAGAACGCCTGGCATGGACTCACCGAGGCGATGACCGAAGAGCCTAACCGCGTAGCAGAGCGTGAGCTGTACGGCTATATCGGTAACAACAAAATCCCCTATAAAACCCTACCCGATTACTGTTTCCGCGGTGATCTCAAGACTAAATGGTCCAAGCGCAGCAAGACTACGAAGTCAGGATGGGCGCAAAACTCGCTACCCAAGAACCTAACAGGCCGATGGGAGCAAGCGAACGTAGCGCAGGTTGCGGGGTTCCGTGCATTGAACGGCGGGCTACCTTGCTGGCTGCTCTATGTAAACAAGTCGGACTACCGGCTATTCCACCAATACAACTGTGACGAGATGAAGCCCGACTACCTGGATGATGTTATCCGAGAGACAGAGCGACAGAACGCAGTTACCGAAAAGATGTTGAGCCTTGCCGATACCACAGACGAACTCATGGAGCTTATCAGCCCCGAGTGGGATGAACTGTGCTGGCAAGAACCACCAGGCTACCTAGAGGAGGCACATGGCATATGGAAATGAGTGAGCAGATAGACGCCCTATCAAAGGCACTATCGAAGGCACAGGGAGAGATGGGGGGCGCCGTTAAGGATGCTAACAACC